AAGCCCCTCTGTGGCATTCACGAGAGCCGTATGCCGTTCAATGGCCTCGATGTCACAGCCGTCGTCATCAACGTGCGGATCGCCAAAGTGCAGCAACCCAATCGGGCCACCGATCTTGATGCGGATCGGGATAAGTTTGCTGGCCTCTTCGTGCTCACGCTTGTGAGTAAATTTGCGCTTTCTCTGCTCGATCAGTTGCTCAATCGGGATGTCGTCATCGGGCAGTGGCGTGAACTCAAAGTCCGCGGTGGGCGGCTGGTTGCGATTTTGATAGGTGGTCGCGTGAACCTCTAGCCCTGCACCGCGCATCACTGCTAGCCTTCGCAGCAGCCCGCGTTCGGAGAGTTTCAACTCGGCAGCAGCCATCGTGCGAATACCCTTGTGCTTGGCAAGGGCCGCTATGATCTGCTCGTCAGTCGCTTTTTTTTCGGTCATTTCCTGTTTTCTTCCGTGTGACCTTGATGCCGAGTTCCTTTCGACGCTCTTCGGTCAGTTTATCGTCCCGCGTGCCGCTCCACTCGAGCGAGCCATCGACTAGGCGAAATGCTTCTTTGTGGATCAGCGCACAGTCGCAGCACTCGGTGTAGTTGTATCCTTTGACGCGGTACCACTTGCCCTCGTACATCTGTATCGACTTGAGTTTATTTGCCAAGGTAAAGCCTCCGCTCATCAAGTCGTCGATTTACTAGGCCGCGCATCACCTTGCCAGCGGCCTTCGTCCACTTCATAAATTCTTCTGCTGCTTCTTCAAACTCGCCGCGATTGTGTTTCATTCGCAGCGATGAGCGTTGCAGATTGCCCAGTCCTACATTGAAAGCAAAGGAAACGAGAGCGTCGAATTGGCCTTGATGAGCAAAGCCAGCAGGGCAATATCGGGCCACGCCGCGCTCAAAGCGCACAAGGTCTTGAGCGAGGAGAGCATCAACCTGTTCAGCAGTCCAGACACGATCATCCTCTGCGCGTAGTGGGAACTGTAGCCTATCGGATACAGGCATCGCGGCCTGTGCTGGGTATAGAAGGTGCCCGACCCCGACCGTCCATAGAGAGGCCGGACACCGATAGGGGCGCATCCTTACGCCCTCATGGTGGCGAATCATCGTTAAGGCGTTTTCGCTGACCTTCATTTTTTCTGGAATGCTTGCGTCCCGAACCAGAAGGCAATGATCGACGACAAGATCAGCATCTCATCGTCGCTGAATACGTTTTCCATCGCAACAGCAAACGGGATGCCAGTCGTGTAGGCGTACCAGACGCCAGCCACGTTGAGCGCGACTAACTCCAGCACAAAGATGTACGTCACAACCGGACGCACCGAAGCGCGTAGGTTGATCATCCACTGGCTTGCGCCCTTGCCGATCTCTATGTCGTGCTGGTACAGAGCCTGTCGCTCCTCGCCAGCCGTCTGCGTCTGGATCTGTTCTAGTTTGATCTCTTCGACCTTTGCTTGTGCGAGAAAGCCGCGCTCTGCCAATGCCAACTCGCGCTCCTTCTGGGCTGCGACTAAAGCCAGTTCGTGCTTCTTGTCCTGCCGGTCTTGAAAGATGGACAGAATCTTCGGCAAGCCGCCAGCGAGGAACGAGAGAAAGGTGCTAACCATGGTCATCATTTGTTGCGCTCCTCGATCAACTTGACCCGCACTTGCAGATCGTGAATGTCCGTATAGATTTCTTCTTTCATCTTGTGCCGTCGCTCTGCTGATATAGGGCTGTCAGTCGGCACGCCCTCTGCCGTGATGAGCGCGGGCATCTTGCTTTCAACAGCCAGCAAACGATTGTTGAAGGATGCAATCTCCGTGAGTAGCCAACCAACAGCGGCAAGCAGTACAGGGAAGAGCATATCCACAATCTTCTGCATATTCATTTCAAGCCCTCGCCAGTGGTTACTTATCGTTACGTTTATTCAAAAGATCAAACAAAGTCTTGATCTTGTCCTCGAGTACCGCGACGCGAAGGTCTAACTTAGACAGCACAATGATGAGCGTGATGAGCGCAAGGATTGCCGGCCATGCGCGGGTAAACATTTCGAAGATGTCCATCTATCGACGCTCCAGCACGCGGTCTAACTTGGCCTCGATTGATTGCAGCCTGGTATTGGTATCAGCCACACGCGCCTCGATCACCGCAATGCGCCTATCGGCTTCCGGTTGAATCGTCGTCTGCTCGACCTTTTCCAATCGTTGGCTGATCGCGTCAAGTTTTGAGGTCATCTGCGTGCCCCAGATAATCAACGCCACAACTAAGCCACCGTCTACCAGCAGCGAACCTGTCGGCACTTTGAATTTGGACATATCAATCATGTGTGCGCCCTCAATCACTCCGCTCGATGGTGATAATCACATCCGCTGTTGCGGTCAGCGGGGTGCCCGATGTGCTATCGGTGACGGTACACCGATACGTCGAATAGAACGATTCGCCAGTGTTCATTCCTGTCTTGCTGAATGTTGTAGTCGCTGCGGTCGGACTATTGACCGTGAGCGTGTCGCCCTCGAGCAATGCCCACGAATAGGTATAGGGCGAGGTGCCGCCAGTCGGCGTGACCGTGGTGCTGTTAGTCGTCGCGCTTGAGGTCTGCACGATCTTAACCAACGTCGCAGGGCTGGCCGATGCGCTAAAGACGGTGCGCGTGATCGACACGCTAACATCAGCCGTTTTCGTGGCCGCAACGTTATCGGTTACGGTGCAACGGAAAACAGCATTGTAGGTGGTGCCGCTGGCGAGACTCGTGCCGGTGAAGGTGCTGGTCGCCGAGGATGCGCTGTCCGCCGAGATGCTTGTCGATCCGCTTTGCCGTGTCCACGCGTAGGTATAGGGCGACGTACCGCCGACCGCAGTGGCCGTAGCAGATGCCGTGGTGAGACTCGCGCCCGTGCCCGAGGTGGTAAGGCTGCTAGGCGATACCGACAGCGACAGCGCACTCGGCAGTGATGCTGCGCCCGCTGGCACGCCATTGACCGGAGGCTCTGGATCGGACACGCCGCCATCGGGTGTGCGGATCTTGACCCAGTAGTAGCGCGTCGTGGTGTCGGTCTTGGCTATGAATACGTTAGTCGAGATGCCCGTCCAGACCTTCGTGGCCGACGAGAATGGGGTCTGCGAGGTGTACTCATAGAGATCATATTGCGAGCCGAGCGGCACGACGGCAGGCGCAGACCACGAGAGATAGATGCTGCTTTCAAGCGTGGTGACGGTAAGGTTAGTCGGCGGGCTAGGCTCGTAGATGTCTGGGGTCGGCGTGGTAACGCTCGTCGGTGTCAGATAGTCGGTCGTCAGCGGATCGTTCCAATCCGTAGACGCTTCTTCGCGCAGCACTAACTCGATTGCGCCCGTAGGATCGAACTGCCAACCCTCGCAGCGCACGGTCTTGTTCGTCCAGCCAATCTCGGAGAACGTCACCGTGCCGGTTTCAAACGGCAGAATGCCAAAGGCACTCATGCCGCATTTAACCGTGGCGACTTGCCCGTTGCGGCTGCGGCGCGAGAGAAGGATGGCGTGCCGCTGCGCTTCGTACTCGTTCGTGCAGGCTGCAAAGTCGGTCTCTAGCCACATCTGCTCGCCATCGGCAGAGACGTAGGACGTATTGATAACCGGCTGGTACTCCATCGCTTGCCAGTTGCGGTCTTTGTTCACGAACTGCCCGCGCACCGAGTTGTACCGTTGGTTATACGGGTACGCGGTGACAACCGAGATACCGCCATTCACGAGATCACCGTCCGTGAGAGTGAAGGCAGAGGCCGACCATGCGCCAGCATAGATGCGCCACAAGCCGCCCGAGTAGTAGCACACTCCCGCCATCGCTTGCGACAGAACTTGTATGTTGTCCTCAAATTTATCAGTCGCGGTCAGTGCGACGTTACAGGTGTATCGCTTCTGCGTTGCCGACGCTGGAAGGTTTACGGTCTCGTCGCAGATATCTGCCGCATCCATCACCTTTAGCCAGTCGATGCGGGTATCGTCCTCGCCAAGCCCAAGCGAGTCGTCAATGAGGTAGTCCGCAAGGCACAGCGCGGGATTCGTCGAGTACGTCCATGTAGTTGGGTCTGTAACCCGTTGCGATCCGCTGCCACCACTTCGCGTAGAGTCGAGCCGTGGGTCGTAGACCTTGCGGCCCTGTACCAGCAGCGTCAGTTCCGGCTTGCCGGTTCTATAGGTTTCTTCGTCATACTTGAAGGTCAGCGCAACGTAGGCGATGCCTTTGCCAGCGTGAGCCGCTGTCCACTGATCTGGCTTTGCCGCTGCTAACTTATAATCTACAGTCTGCGTCGAGGTACCAGTGTATCGACGAACCCATGCCTTGTTAGCGTAGGTGCCGGTTGTTACCTTGCCGTCGTCATCTGTTCCGCTGATTGCCGAGATCGTGCCAATGGCCTCGCGGTTGAAGTACACAGTGCCCAGTTGATTGCACTCGTGACCCGCAACAGCGAGGACTTGATGCAGATATTCGTTTGTAGATCCAGAGGTCATCGGCGGAATAACATTGATTCCAGACGCCAAAACCTCTCCGTAGATAATACGACGAGGCTCTACAGTTCCGCTGTATTCAATGTCGGCGGCTTGCTTGCTCACGCTAGGCTTACCAGCAAGAGCCTCTGTTGCCTTATTGATGGCGATAGTTGTGGCAATGGTCACAACTGCTTTGCCAATAGCAGTTTTTGCAAACGTGCTAAATGCCAATTGCAAGCCTTTAACTATTGTGCCGATGTCTGCCACTTATATGCTCCAATAAAAAAGCACGGCGGAGCGATCAACATAACTAATTCCGTCAGTTGTCTTGACCGCAATATCTCGACCTATACAAATTCCGAGAGCATCAATATCGTTATGCTTGATTAAGGCAACGTCACCGCGCATTGGCCGACCTTTTGTTTTATGAGGGCCGATAAATGTATCGACTGCCGCAGCGATGCCGCCAGACTGTGCGATGTACGCTTGTGCGGTAGCCTCGTCATGGTAACGAGACGCAAGACTAGCGGCGTGTTTCGTGTCGCAGATCACATCGACTGCACGCGCCACGAACAGGCAGCAGTCGTTCTCGCCCCACAAAAACCTACTGCTGGCATTGGCCGCAATATGTTCGTGCAGTTTGCTTGCCCAGTCATATCGACGCATCAGACTTTTCGCACCTCGCGCTGCTCAATAGGGCTGGGCTGGCTGAATCCGAAACCGCCATAGGTTGCATCGCGTGCGCCCCACTTGCCTATAAATCCTTGTATCGCATACATGAGATCAAAGAACCGATCACCGCTATATGCGAGTTGCTGATCCTCATCGGTATACCTAGCAATTCGAGGCTCACGGCGTAAACGATGCTCACAAGTTAACTCAATAACTGCGCTGCCACTGTTAATCTTGAAAGCCATTTGGTTCATTCGCCCTTCCCAGATGGTCTCTGGCGTGGCGATGAGTGCGCCTGTGGTCTGACTTACAAAGCCAAGATACATGGTCACATCGCGATTTTGATAGACCTCGGTCATCGTCGGCACAACGAACGTCGAATCAACACCCGACAGCGATAACTTTATGCCGCGTGCCACGATGTCGATGTTCTCGTCGATGATGTCAACGCCAGCAAACTGACCCGCGCCGAGATAGTCGTTACCGCCAAACGATAACGTGCCGGAGCCGTCGTGTACCCGTACCATGCCGGAGGCAAAGTCAAGATCGGCTAGCACGACAACGGTTACGGCTAGTTTGTCGGCCTCTGTCTCGTTAGTGGCAGAGACGAAACGACTCATGTGATGTCCTCAACAAAGGACAGCGTGACATCGGAGATGATACCGGGCCGCGTACCCATAGACGTTGACTCGTCGGCCACGATGAACCGGCCCATTGGCGAGCGGAAGATCACTGGCGCATTGTTGGCCGGAGACGTTCGCAGCGTAGGCTCGAACATAAGAAATCCGTTCCCAGATGAGTCGGAGTTAAGGTCGGCAGTCATGCGCTTGAGTTCGCCATTGACTTCGAACCAGTCACCCGCCTTCGCAAGCCCGTTGGTTGATGTCGGCAGGCCGTCGATGATAAGCGTGCCGCCTGTCTGCGATGCGCCGTTGACCAGCGCACAGCGAGCCGAGGATACCCACGAGAGAAACTGGAAGTCGCCCGCAGCGCGTCCCGAAATGTAGTCGTAGAAGGACAGATGCGTGCTCGTGCCAGATGCGGTGAAACTGTCCACATACATTCCGGCCGACGTGCGCGTTGCACCGTTTAGAACATCTGTCGCACCTTGCGACGTACCAGCCTCCATCGAGGCTCGAGCGTTGCCCTTACCAGCGGCCAAGAGCATCCGTATCGCGTAAGGAGCACTCGCAATAGTAGTAGCGGCAGACTGATAAACATAACGGTCGCCAGTAACGCCAGTGCGAGTGAGGCGCAAACCAAGATGGCTATCAGACGAAAGGACGAGTTCAGCATTGCTGGAACTGAATCCATTTGTATTTGTAACTGCTGCATTGTTGGTCAGTAACTCTGGGCAAGAGAAAGAACCGGAGAGGGTGTAGGCGGGATCGGTAAGCCACACGCGATTGGCACGGCCTCGCAGGATAGCGATCAGCGACATCAGTCGTCGTCGCTTCTGATCCGACACGCTGCGAAAGGTCATCCGCACGCCCCAGCGAGTGCCGGGACGCGACACGGTACGCACTGCGCCAGAGAGCGGCGATGCAAACACTGCCGTGCTGTCGAACAGGCTCCACTCTACATCCGACGCAACGAGGTCGGGAGGCAATACATAGTCTGTCATCGGCCTATCCCATAGCGTCTGTCGAGTTCGTCGAATATGCGCCGGTTATTCTCCGCGAGGATACCCGGCAGCGCATCTTGTAGATCAGCACTCGCACCGCGAGCGTCGATATTGTAAACCGGCGAGACGGTAACTCCGCCCATTTTGTTATTGGGCACGATGTTGCCAGAGGTGCCAGGCACGAACATCTCCGGCCCGCGCTCGCCGACCAGATACGGGGTGCCAGCAGAGACCGAGCCGCCCATTGCGCGTGGAATGAGCGCACCGGCCAAGGCTCCAAGGAATCCGCCCTTACCAACGAACCCGCCGAACAGCGATTGCAAGATGGTGGCTGCTGCGGCCTCTGCAATCATGCGGCGGATCACGTTTAGGAAGCCGGAGAGCATACCCTTCAGTCCGTTCTTGAACGGGTCAAAAAGAAAGTCGGCGAAAGATTGCTGCATCTGTCGTGCCGCTTCTTGAGCAAAAACCGTAAGTTGAGAGACGCTTTCTTCGACATTATCAAAGATGGTCTCCCCTAACTCACCGCCTCGCTCTAACTCTTCGGCAAACTTATCGCGCAGATCAATAAGACCCTGTTCGATATCGTTCTCAATTTCGGTGATGTATTTTCCTGCATCGTCTACGCCGTACAGAGATCGCAATGCATTCGGGATTCCATCGCCCTTTCCACCCTTCACAGCCTTTGGCGCGGCAGTTGATACCGCGGCGGCACTAGTTGCTGCTGCGCCACCAGCGCCAACAGAGCCACGAACCATGTCTGCTACCAGTGCAGCAGATCCGCCAATGCCGCCGCCCATAACGCTAGACAAAAACTTTAAAATCGTGTCCGGGCTTTTTAGAAAACTGGATCGACTGATTGCGGTAATGTTCTCAATTACTCTCGCAGTCACCTCAACAACTTTAGAAAATCCAGTTATCAGAGCAGATGTAAATGTATCAACTGCAGAGACAATGGTCGGATCTTTCAACGCGGCATTGAGCCGGTCAATTGCCTTTCTGCCTTCTTCAGTTCCTTGCGCGGCCTTTGTTATTTTTTCAAATGCGCTGACAAGCAAAGAGCCTGTAAAGAAACCGAAGGCAAGATTCACAGCGCGGGCGGTTACCTTTGCCGTGCGCTCCAAGGTTTTCATTCCCTTGAGCGCGGAGTTGATCGCCGCTTGCGTGCGGTCAACCGCTGTGAGGACTACTTGTGCTTGCGCCATGATTTCTCCTGCTCTTCCGCTTCCAACTTACAGGCCGCGAGAAGATGGTAGAAGTCGCTCTCTGTCATCTCAAAAACTTGCTCGGGGAGGACGTGCAGCCGTAGCGCGAGAGCATAAATCGCTCGGAGATGCCCGTCCTCTATTAGTTTTTTTCTGCGTCCTCAATGCTTGGAACTGGGGTGTTCATGGCCGATACGATCTCCGCGATAACCTCGGGATCGTAGTCGTTCATCAACTCCATGCGCTCGGCTTTGCTGAACAGACGCTTGCCCTCGATATCCCTAGCGCGAACAATCAGCGTGATCGCCATCGCCTCTAGGTCTAGCACGGTTTCGTCGCCTTTCTGCTTTGCCAGCATAAAGATTTCACGACGCTCTGCGAGCGTCATGTCCGGCCAGAAAAACACAGTCGTTTTCCAAGCCGGTACAGGTATCGCAACGAGCGTCTCCGGCTTGCGCCGTTCAGCGAATTGCGATTTCGCCTGTTCTTTCCAGTTCATAAGTCCTCGCTATATCAAGAAGTAACGGCAGACAGAGCACCGTTGCCGATGAAGTTAAAGGTGACTTCCGTGATCGCACCGCGCTGCACGTTGCGCGTGATCTCGGTCACGAGAGCGTTTCCGGTGTAGCGCGTATCGTCGCCAGTTACACCCTCTGGCGCTAGCACGAGCGAGACGTTAGCACCGGGAGCCAGAGCGATCTGCCCAGTGGTATCCGTCTCGTCCCAGAATGCCGTCACAGAGCCGTTCCACGAGGTGATCGCGATCACGTTGTAGGTCTTTGCCGTATCAGAAAGGGTGGTGTCCTCGGCGTATTCCGCCGTCGCGGTGAACGAGAAACCCGTCACCTCGGCGACATTGTTTGTGCCAACCCGAACCAAACCTTCAGAGCCATGATGATTTGCCATGTTTTATCTCCTTACGAAATGATAGTCCCTGCGTCTGTCTCCGCAGTCCGGTAAGACACACGGAACTGCATCCTCGCCGACCCTATTGGCGCATCGCCGCTAAAGTCGAGCGTCACTTGCGTGTCGCTTAACACGCAATCCTTTACCACGCCGCCGAGCGTATTGTCCGCTCCGATGGCGTTCTCGACTGCCTCGCACAATCGGTCGAGGCGGTCGTCTAAATAGTCAGAGTCTCGCGCCACGCATTCGACGACAAGATTTAATTCTCGCTCGAACTTGCGCGGGTATGTCAGCGTGGTCTGCGGGATCGCCTCGGCATTGGTGTAGACCAGTGCCATTGATACCGTGTCCGCAGGGATCGGATAGACCCGCGACTTTGACACCGTATCGGCGACCGCTGCTGTTTGCAGTACCGAGACCACGGCATTGCGTACTTGTGTGCGTGCGTGTGCCATCAGTTGCTCACCTCAAGCAAGATGAAGCCGCCGTTCTCCAGCAGCATATTGGAACCGTCTTGCAGCAGCAGATTGTTGACCGTTGCAATCTCCAACTCGGTCATGTATTCCAAATGCAGCACGGTCATACCCGTGCCGTCTGCGCGAAAGTTCCGAACCGTGTAGTTCCGGCAATCGATAATCACGAAATCGCCGACCACTGGCTTGCACGGCAGCGTTGCCGTAGGGATGGTCAAGATCGGCGTGCTGCTTGCGAATTCGACCTCGGCAACATCAACGCCTTGGTAGTTGTTGTCGAATATGCCAACAATGGGAAACCGCGTCTTGCGGTTTTGGTACACAGCCGATGTGCCCCAGTCCGTCGAGGCTACCATCGACAGTCGATCAAATGCGCTCTCGAAACTCATGGCGCAGACAAGCCCGTTGTGATTTCCAGCACGAGTACAGTCATGCCTGTGCCATCTGCTCGAAAGTTGCGGACGTTGTAGACCTCTTCGTTGTAGTAGACCTTATCGCCTTGCAGTGGCTCAAAGGGCAGCGCAGAGGTTGGCAACGTGATCTGCGGCTGATCGCTGGCAAACTCTGGATCGGCGACATTCACGCCTTGGTAGTCGCTGTCGAATATGCCGCGCATGGTATAGCGCGTGCCTTGGTTCTTGTAGATAAAGGTCACCGCCGCATCCGATACAAATGCCGAGCGGTCGAATGCGCTTTCAACTGGCATACGTCACGCTCCACATTTCGCTGGTTGAAGTCGGCCCGATCAATCGCACCGTCCCGCTGAAGGTCTCGCTGAACAGCCGATGCCACTCTGGGTAAGGTCGCGCCGAAGGATGTAGGTTCACACCGTCCCACCATGTTGGATAGTCGGCTGCGGCAATGATGATCGTCCCACGGCAGACGCGCTCGAGTTCTCGCAGTCCCGGCACGATGTCCGGCTCTAGGATGTGCTCGATTACGTCAATGCAAGTCACTACGTCGAATGACTTGTCGGCAAAGGGTAGGCTAGTGATGGTGGCGTTTTGCACATTGCCGCCACATAGTTCCGGCACAGCCTCCGTGCCTATAACTGGATTAAAGCCCATTAGAGCGGCTTCGCGGATTAACTCACCCCTGCCGCAAGATACGTCCAGAAAAGCCCCCTTATAGCCTCTCAATGCGGCACGAACGGGATGCAGTCTATCGTCGGCCATCGCGTAGTGCGGATAGCGGCTATAGACGTCGCGGTACTTTTCAATCTCCTTTGCGCGGTCGTCCACGTTTCGGCTGCTCTGGCTGGAAGAAAGACGGGCGGCTGTACTCGACCGCCATGCCACGGCCCACAAGCCACTTTCCGAAGGTCGGGTCTACTTCGACCACCCGGCCACGTTCAAGCGTTTGCCCGTTGTAAAGACGGGAGCGGATCATCTCGACTTTCATAATCCTTGAAATACCTGTGTTAGACAACCAGAAGCCACTCGTACTCGTTCGGGTTCTTTCATATAGTCCCGAACCTTAATCCATGCTTGCACGTTGGAGATGCCCTCCTCGACGCGCAGATCGCCCAACTTGCTGTGCCAGTACCGGCGGCTGCTCATGTAGTTGTCGCAGCCGCAGATGTATATCTGGTCGAAGCCCATAAATCCAGCGATCCACGTTGCCGTGCCGCCGGAGAATCCGAAGTCTGGACAGATACCCGACCAAATATCGCACGCATCTTTGTGGTGCGAAATCACTGGCGCGTGACCTTTAATCAAGGGCCAGATGTCTTTGTCTTGGTAAACAATGTAATCGAGAGAGAGCAGGAGAGCGTGCTGATTGACTCCAACTAACACGCCCCCCTGCAATAGCAGTGGCTGCACCGCCTTGATGTCTTCCACCAAGGACGGGCCACCACCGAGGACAGCGCAACGCTGTCCCCGATGGCGACCCTCCAATGCGGCTAGATCGATCACTCTTAGGTCGTGACGATCTCGTTGCACTCGGCGAACGACTCGGGGTGCCGCACGGCGAAGTCGCAATCGTGGAACGCCACGACGCGCACCGTACCGGCATTCGAGCCGCTGTACTGATCGACGAGGATGTCGATACCCGACCACTGGCCGATGAGCAGATCGCTCCACACACCGAACAGCATGGCCGAGAGGCTGGAACCCGAACCCTTCGTGAGGTTCGAGGGAACCTGCTGCGAAACGTAGATCGGGTAGCCGTACAGGTTCGCCATATCCGGGCCGAGGATGAAGTTGCCTTCCACGCCGCTCGTCTGCCGAGAGGTCGTGGAGAGTTTCGCCTTCACCTGTCCGTTCGTGAGGAACGCAGCAGAGCCGGTCAACGCGTTGTCCGTCTCCACTTCCTTCACGAGGTTAACCACCATCGCCCAAGTCGGCGCAGCACCGTTCGTGCCGAGCGTCACCGAGCCAATGCCCGACGTGTTGAGCACTCCGGTCGGCTTGTTGCTGCCCGAGCCAGCGACCGCAGCACCGTCCATCGCCACGGCAATCGAGGTAGCCAAGTCATTGCGGACGAGGTTCTCGATGTCGAGCGACGACTGGAGCATCAAGCGGCGGCTGATGTCAACGTAGGCACCGAGGGTCTTCGGCGACATCGTGACTTGATCGAACGCCGGAGCGTTGGTGCTCTCCGTCGGTGCGCTGTTCTCGGCGACCCAGTAGGCCGAAGAAGCCGAGGTCTTGCGCGGGATGGCGACGTTACCGTTGAGGCCCGTGAGGAACTGCGCGCCGAGGGTGTTGAGCACCATCTTGTTACGCAGCACGTCGATGAACGACGCAGCCAGCAGATCGGTCGCAACGAGGTTGCCCGCCTTCGCCGTGCCAGAGGCCGTCGAGGTGGTCAGATCGCGCTTTCCGTAGAGCACATCAACCGGAATCAAGAGACCGCGCGAGGTGCGGCCTTCCTTCTTCGCGGCGGCTTCGGACACTTCGAACTCGAAAGCCGCGTCCTCTTGTGCACGACGATCCTGCGGGTTCGACAGAGCCTTGATCGC